TGCGAGAATGTCGCGTTCCTGATCCTCGACGACATTGGCACCAAGTCCAAGACACCATCGCTACGCCCGACATGGATCATGGAGACATCGCCCGATAATTACCAGTGGGGCTACACCTTCGCGCTTGACGATCAACCGCGCAAGGGTGAGTTCTCTGCGGCAATCAAAGCTATCGCGGCGGCGGGCTATACCGATAAGGGCGCGATCAACCCTGTACGAAATTTCAGGCTTGAAGGATCACTTAACATCAAGCCGGGGCGCGCCAACTTCAAATCGCGCCTTGTCGAGTTCGACCCTAAACGTGAGTTCACCCTTAACCAGATTTGCGAGGCATTAAATGTTACCCCTGACGAAGCCGACACAGCCACCATTTCCCGCGTCCGCCTTGATGACGACGGCAGAGACGATGTACTCGCGTGGATTTATGGACGCGGTGAGATTGTTGAACCCCGAAATGGTGAAGGGTGGTTTGGTATTATCTGCCCAAATTCTTCAGAGCATTCAGATGGTAATCCCACCGGTAGATACCATCCCCTCAACCGTTCCTACACCTGTTTCCACGAACACTGCGGCGACTGGGACAGCCGCCGGTTCCTATGCTGGGTCGCAGAACAGGGCGGCCCCAAGCACGAACATGGATTTAGAGAAGAATTGGTCGCCGCTACACTCAAGCAAACTTATGAAAAAATAGCCCCGACCGAGGCGTTCCCTGACAAGGCTGCCGAGCTTATCGCTGAAGTCGAGCGCAAAGAGCTTGCCCGCACCGAGAAGGCAGAATGGTACGAACGCTTCGCTTATATCCAAGACGACGAGAGTTTCTTCGATATGCAAGACCGGCGCGAGATTGGTCGGTCGTCGTTCAACGCGCTCTTCCGCCATATCCCTTGCAAGTCGATCCACGGCGGTCGTCGCATCGAAGCATCTGTCTGCTTCGACGAGAACCGCCAAGCGATGGGCGCTCGCACCCTTGTCAGCGTCACCTACTCGGCGGGGCAGGGCGTTCTTGTCACCAAGGACGGCCTGGTATATGGCAACCGGTGGCGTGACGCGCGCCCGCACCGCTACGGCACCGGCGATGTTCAGCGGTGGCTTGATCACGCTGCGGCTATGATCCCCGACGAGCGCGAGCGCGAGCATATCTTCGACATGATGGCGTTTAAGCTCCAGAACCCTGATGTCAAGATCAACCACGCCGTTCTGCATGGTGGCGATGAGGGTTCTGGCAAGGATACGCTCTGGGCACCGTTCATCTGGTCGGTCTGCGGGCCTGACCTACGCAACCGTGGTCTGGTGGACAACGACAGCATTGCCTCGGCGTTCTCGTACCACCTTGAGAGCGAGATCCTAATCATCAACGAGCTGAAGGAACCTGACGCGAGAGAGCGCCGGGCATTGGCTAATAAGCTCAAGCCTATCATCGCCGCCCCGCCGGAGACGCTACCAATCAACCGCAAGGGTCTGCACCCTTATGACATGGTCAACCGGATGTTCGTGCTTGCATTCTCGAACGACCCCGTTCCTATTTCGTTAGCGTCACAGGATCGCCGGTGGTTTTGCATATGGTCGCACGCCGACCGGATGAACCCAGCCGAGGCAGCATCCCTGTGGAACTGGTACAAGGCCGGCGGCTATGAGAACATCGCCGGTTGGCTTCACCGGCGTGATGTGTCGGCGTTCAACCCGGCGGCTGCGCCTATGATGACCGAGTTTAAGCTGAACCTGATCGAGCAGGGCATGACGATAGCCGAGAGCTATCTGGTGGATCTGATCCGCAACCGTGTCGGAGAGTTCGCCAAGGGCATTGTCGCATCCCCGCTACACGCGCTCTGCGACCGCTTGTCGGGCAGCGTGCCGCAAGGCACCAAGGTGCCACAGGCGGCTATGCTACACGCGCTTAAAGAGGCTGGCTGGATCGACATGGGGCATTGCGGGTCGGGCGAGTTTCTAACCAAGAAGCACATCTGGTGCGCGCCAGAGTTGCGCCGCGCGTCGAAGTCAGAGTTGCGCCGCATGGTCGAGCCGGTTACCGGCGATAACGTGTTGCCATACAAAAAGACCGCCCCGTAAGGGGCGGTCAAGTCTTGGGAGGAACCTGTCACAGATCAAGCATGATCGACATGACCGTCACAAGCAATACCACGATTAATCCTGTTAGCATAGTGTCCATACTTTCTTAGGCATTGCGTTGTGCCGCTTGAGAGCAGCGACCAGAGCCGCGCGGGTGATACCCATCCGCGCGGCTGTTTTTGTGAGCGACAGCCCGCTATGCAGCATCCCGTGCGCGGTGCCAATCCGTTCCGGCGTCCATTTTTCGTTGTGTACTCCAATTGGTTTCACAGATTACCCCCTAACGCTGTGCGCGCGGTTCGACCAAGGTCTACTACAGGGCCGTCGATTGTTCGTACAATCGGCGTTAATACATCACCAATTTTTATGTAATTGCCCATATCGGCGTAGTACCACAACGCATCTCGCATCTTTTTGCTATCTTTGACCAAATAATCAATCGTATCCCGCAAAGCGTTATTTTCGATTAATAACTGATCGACAATCTTATCTGCGTCTACCATTGCACCACTCCGTCAATCACTATGTGCTCGCGCGTCCGGTTGCCGGTCGCGTTTTCCCATATAGCCCATACGTTGTTAGGCTCGAACTCGTATCGGATAAGCATCATTTCAATAGCTCCTTTGCTAGGTCGGCTGCACCTGGCGCGTCAGTCTCCGGTCGGGCTAGGCGCGCGTAGCCGATCACATCGTCCCAGTGGTCGGCGTAGTCGGGGTTGCCGGATAGTATTCGAGCGATCTTTAGCGCGATCATTTCGAGGGCTTCGGCTTGCGCGTCCGATAGGCTGATCCAGTTCGGGCCTGATTTCATTGTATCCTTTAGGGCTTGGCTTAATCTTGACGTTAAAGGGTAAGAGCCGTGGGTTTTTTCGCGTGTCTGTAATAAGTGCGTCAATTAAGTATCCTCCGATTAAAAGTATGATTGCACTAAGCGATAGCATTAATAGCGCCCGCTCTGCTGTAGTGAAATGTCAAATGCCCTTTGACAGTCACCGCCCGCCACTTGCCATGCCAGCGCGACCGGCTGATCCACCCTAGCGCGTTGCCGTTGTCGTCTAGTATCACGTAAGTGTCGAGGCCGTCCGGGAGTATTGTCATAAGTCACCTGCGCGGCTCATAGGATCAAATCGTCTCGTATACTCTTTTATGCCTGCCATGACGGTCGTGTGGTCGCGCTTGCCCATGCGGTCGGCTATCTGCGGCATAGAATAACCTTGCCGGTGCAACCGGTAATATGCCTCGAACCGCGCGGGTATCAGATAGGCATACCGGCGCGGGCCTATCAGTTCTTCAACCGATAGGTGATGCTTTGCCGCTACTTCCCGGATTATGGCTTTCCATGCGGGCGCGGTCGCCCATAGCGGGCGGTCGGCTAGCGCATGAGCCTCAGCCATAAGCGCGGCAAAGTCTATCTCAGGCGGGCGGTCGGGTTCAGGCGGGCGGTCGGGCTCGGGCGGGCGGTCGGGCTCGGGCGGGCGGTCGGGCTCAGGCGGGCGCCCGGCGTGTAGCCTAGCCCGCACGGCCTTATAGTGGTCTAGTAACGGGTTCACAGCGCGCTTTCCTTTCGTGGCTTAGGCAACGCGCGCGGGTACTTTTCGCGCGCATAATCCTCTAGTCGTTTAATGATCCGTTCGATTGCCAAGTCTAAGCAATCCTCTAAATACCAATCTTCATGTTCGTCGATAATTTCCTGTAGTTCATCAATCGGGTTCATTTAAATAACTCCCATACTTCACGCGCGTTAGCGTGGTGCTCTATCAATACCCTGTACAGTTCATGTCGCATTGCGCGGGTATCACGCCCGCGCTTGGTACGGTCGACCTTGCGCCACATACGCCGGATCAGCTCTATGTTGCTAGTGCCCGCATGTAGGTTTAAGCGCCTGTACGTTGTGTGCCACATCATAACATTCCCTTCAATTCGGCCTTGATTGCGCGGGCCTTATCGCCACGCCAAGCGCTAGCATTGCTTAAAAAATAGCGTACGATCGATCGGGCGTTGTCATAGCCATATTGGTCGTCGATCGTATTTAGGCCCGCCATAGCCTGGATATAAGGCACCGCGCCGAAGTATGGCTTGTGCCAGTCCGCGCGGATATCGCGCGCTATTGCTGATAGCGGGCGCGGCCCGCCAATGGCTGCTTTTAATAGCGCCCGCATTTCAGGTGATAGAGTAATTTCAATAGTTTCCATTTTACTTTCCTTTACTGTTATGCGCGATTGCGCTTAGGGCCGTGGTCGTTAATGACGATTGAAGCGCGGGCCTTGGCGCTTGTACCGCCACACGCGCGGCAATCGACGCATGATGTCTTAGCGCCCGCTTCTTTCGACGCTGGGCATGTCACTTCATTGTTGATTGCCTCATGTGATTTTTTGACACGAAACGTGCGCCAGCCTTGCGCTTGCGCTTGCGCCGCTTCGGCGACGCTATCAGCGCTTGCCATGCATAGCGTTTTAAATGCGCTAAACGCGCGCCATTGATGCGTATATCCGTTATGGCCGCGCGTTTTGAGCGTTGCCGCCCGCCAAATTTGGAACGGCGCTGCAGCTGGGTCGCCATAGGTGCCAAGACGAAAGAACCGATCGGCGAATAGCGCCGTTGATTGTGCGGGCGTGATTTTTAAATAGCGCCCGCGTTTGTAGGCTTTCCAGGTGCTAAGGGGTGCTTGAAATACCCTAACATAGCATGAACCGCCATT